AAACCTAGTATACTTACACTGGCAAGTTTAAGTGTTGGTAACGAACTTACAGCCTCGGGCGATGGCGCTATATCATACGATGATACTACAGGAGTGTTCCGTTATACTCCACCTGACTTGAGTTCATATCTAACTAGTATAACATTTGATGATTTAACAACTACTCCGACCACGTTAGCAGGTTACGGAATCAATGATGCATTACCGTCTAGCACTTCTATACCAACAGTGTTAACTGATCTAAGTATTAGTGACGGAACAAACGGACAAGTTTTAACAACAGACGGTAGTGGCGGATTCACATTCACAACAATAAGTGGCGGAAGCGGTGGTGACTATAGTGACTCAGATGTTAATGCACATCTTAATACAACTAGTGCAGCATCAAGTGAAGTATTAAGCTGGACAGGAAGTGATTTTGACTGGGTAGCACAATCAGGCGAAACAAATCAAAACGCATTTAGTAATGTTTCAGTTAGTGGACAAACTAATGTTACTGCTGATAATTCTACTGATACGTTAACTTTTGCAGCCAGCACAGGAATTAGTTTATCTACTTCTGGAAATACTGTAACTATTGCAAGTACAGTTAGTGCAGGTGCTAGTAATTTTGACGACCTAGGAGATGTTACAACAGCCGGTTTAAGAATAGATCAAATTTACGAACCTGCCATAGCAATGCTTAGAGTAGATAATGTTGGAACAGGGTCTTACACATTTCCTAGTCATTATACAGGAAATAATCCTACTATCTACGCTATAAGCGGAACTACTATAGCATTTGATTTAGATAATATTTCAGGACATCCATTTGAAATACAAGATAATACTCTTACAGCATTAACTAGTAATTTGGTACACGTTACATCAACTGGAACTGTAAGTACAAATAGCGCAGCGCAAGGAAAGTCTAGTGGAACATTATATTGGAGAATACCAGAAGGCTCACCTGGTACATACGTATATCAATGTACTAGTCACGCAAGTATGTTTGGATCTATTACAGTTAAAGATCTTTCGAATATTTAATTATTTTATCTAGCTGTTGTCTTAGCACAATACTACGTTCTACATTTTCTCTAACTTTAGTCGGATCAATTGATTTATTAATTGCATCGTGTGTAGCATCAATATAACTATATTCGTTAGATAGTTTATTTAAAATATCTTTGCATTTTTCTTTAGCACGTTCATTAGTAATTTGATCAATGTCTCTTTTATATTTCTTAAGGTCTTTTTTAAATTCTTTAGATTGGCTTATTTTTAACATTAATTTAACCTATAATAATCGTCTGGATCATTGCTATTACTAGTTTCTGCCATAGCACTGTTATCAGCTAAACTTTTTAGTGTAACAGGCAATAGTGCAGGCACTTCAAAAATACTACCTTCTGGAAGTTCTTTAGAATATGCTTTACCGTCTTTAGAATCAACCCATTGTACTTCAAACTTCCCAGCATTTACAAACCAACTTTTGTGTCGACTTTTGTGGAAATGTAATCGAGTTTGTTTGCCTTCTTCTTCAAAAACTAATATTTTACTACAATAATGTTCGTTGTCAGTCCAAACAACTTCGTAACCGTAGTCTGTTTGTTTTATATTATCTGTCATCTATTCCTCTAATAAATCTATTACTTGAAACACAGTTTCTAATTTAGCAAGATTAGTTTTATTTTGTAGTGTATTACGTAGTCCTTGATGCAACGTCTTTGGCCATTTACCAAAACTAGTCCAAGCATATCCATCGTGTTCGTTATTTAGATTAGGCAAAAATTCTTTTTTTATAACAACAAGATATGTATGAAAATTAAATTTTTCATCATTAGATACAAATGTTTCTAAAGGTATAGTTTTTACAAACTTAGGTAAGTCGCCAACTTCTTCTTGTATCTCACGGGTTAATCCTTCAAATGGCGATTCACCTAATTCGGTACCGCCACCTACAAGTCCCCAAGTACCAGAAGTTTTACCATTAGCACGGTGTAAAAACAAAAATCTTTTTGTGTCTAGTGCATAGAAAAGCGCACCACTACAAACTATCTTACTCATACTAGTAATTAGCCAGATAAGTTAATTGACCAGTCACCTTTGGCATACTCTCCATCAACACTTAGTAACCACTGATCACCGTCCCAGTAATATTGTACGCCTGTGTTAAGATTTGTAGTATATAGTTTTGTAATAGTTGTGTCATTATAGGGCAAATAGTCTTTACTTGCATCAAATATAATATTCCATTTAGATCCGTCATATTCAATTATATCATTTGCGCCTGCAACAAAGTCTGTGTTATCAGCATTCTTCCAAGCATCAGCTCCGTCGGTATTTGTAGTACTACCAATAGCACCGAGTAATAATAAACGCACACCTGCTTTTGAAGTATCTGATTGAGGATCATAACGTAACGGATCAATTATATAATCAATGCTAGAATATTGATTTGTGTCTCTAGCAGGACCTTGTATAGTATTATTGCTAGGTAATGTATCTCTATCAAAGTCAATAACTAGTTGTGTTTCGTCCAACGGATTAAGAGTAATTCTTCCGGCAATTAATCCATTTACATCTGGCTTTCTTAAATAGATAATACTTAAACCAGGTTGATATTTTCCTGGGAGTGCATCGATATAAGTTGACCATTTTGCATCACCTGGCAATCCATTTGTAAGTATCGAAGCATTACCGTTCATTAGTAGTATACGTTCTTGCAACGGATTATCAACTATAGCTTTTGAATGACGTGTAACTTGACTAGATATTTCAAGTTCACCGTTGCCGTCATTTGGAAATACTCCGGAATCTACTACATTATCATTACCTTCTACTCTAGACGAAGTGTGTCCTCCGATACTGAATAGATTAGTACCTTCTAACATTGATTCAAAGTCAACGTATCCGTCGCCGTCAAATATGCTAGTAACAATATCAGTAATAACGCCAAGACGTTTTATTTTAGCTGGTGCGCTAATATATATAGGAGTTGAAAATGTTAAACTAGCAACATCAATTTCGCTTTCGGTTCCTATAGGAATAGATCTACTACTAAAATTAATACTGTCTAACATTACAGTTGTTAAGCTAGTCCAATCAAGATAGTTATCTGTAGTTTGTATTTCTAAACTAGGATTAAACAGCATTAATATTTGCTCCATAATCTGTAGTTTCATTGTTGTGTTAGTAGTCCATATGTCAACATTAACTGTTAGTTTATAAGGACTTGGCATTAAACGTTCGACTGTATAATTACGTCCTTGAAAATCTTCGTATTCTTTTCCTGCTTCGTCGTAAGCACGTTCTCTAACGTGTCTTTTACCTACAAAACTAGAATCACTAGTTCGGTCACGATCTATTTCTAGTGCAGTAATATATACTGCCATACGCGGCGCACTTGGTATTTTGTTTTCAGAATTGTCTCTTAATATCGATCCTACTTGTCTAGTAATATCGCCGTACATAACCGGAACTTTAACCTCAGTACCGTCACCTGTTTTATACCCAAAATTACTCATTAAGCGCATAATTTGCACAAGGTATTTTCTTATTTGTCCGTCATAAAAATGTTGCATTAATTATCCGCCTGTGGTCGTAGCGCCTGTGATATCGATTGTCGCTGCTGTGTTCGTGTATTATGTAAGGTTAATGTATATAGTCCTTCGTATTTAACAGCATTTGCAGGCAACGTAATTTTTACAAATTGCGTACTGCCGTCTGATCCTGTATACGATGATAGCATATTAGTATTTGATGCAGTGTCATAGTTTAATACAAACCTTCCATCCTGTGCAAGGCTATCAGTAAATTCTAATTGAATATATTTTGCAGTCATATATGCAATTTCGGTTTCAAGTTCTGTTGCACCAACATTTAATCTTATAAAGTCAGTTGCTATTGGAGTATTATACAAGTAGGTGTTTACGTCATTAACGAATGATCCACGTAATGTATTTGGAGTGTCATTATTCAATGGAGCTCTCTTAACATCGTGTACCTTAAGCCAACGCTTACCGTCCCATCGAAACATACGCTGCGGTAAAAAGTCTGTACGTAAAAAGTAATCACCTTCTGTACTACCTAATGGAAAACTAATACCACTTGAAAAATTACTACCATTAGGGGCAAATTCGTCACCAATTAATAAACCATTATAACCGTGCGATGTAGGAGTTGCTTTATCAGTAATAGTACTACCGTCGGCATCAACTTGCTGTAATTTTGCTCTACCTGTAGTTTCGTCTGCGGCTAATGTATAAAAATTACTATCGACATCATACCCACTTTTAGGAGTATTTGCTTCTGCTTCGGACACTACTGCATTATTAACTTGCATCTCTGCTTCAAAAGTACTTAATATATCACGTAATGTTCCATCTTCAGGATAGTCTTCACTTGCTGGTAAGTCGAGTATATCTTTGTATTCTTGACTATCTACTATTTGTTTTAATTTAAGTCTATATAAGTGTGGATACCAAGTTGGTGAAAAGCCTTCAGCGGCTCTATTAATATCTTCAATAACATAAAAACGTTTTAGTGCTACACTAAAATCATTCATTGCATATTCATCTTTTAAATGAGGAAGTTCTATAACATCACCAGGCATAAGTTTACGCCCAATTGATTCTACACTGCTTTGAATATGCACAGTCATAAACAAAGTATCATTGCTTAAGAACAAACCAAATTGGCTTAGGTCAAAATCAATGTCTTGTACATTGTATATTCCGCGAATAGTGTAAATGTCTTTATCGTATTTTCGATCTCGATTTTCCATAAAGACCATATCCTGTATTTGCGTATGATCTTTTTCTGTTGTCCCATCATTTGTTCCAGTATATTTGTGGACAAACAGGTCTGTTCCACCTATAGTGAACATTTCATTAATTTGGCGGTCTAAGAATTCAAAGTCTTTTCCGCGTTCTGGTTTATATAAACTTAATCTTGGCATATACATATTTATCGTAACGATAGCAACTACGATAAATACTATGACGGAGAAAACTTAAATGGCAGTTGAACAAACACAAAAACAAGCAATATTTGACTATGTAAATGCTTTCTTAGGCGGAGGTATGGTTGATGTTGAACTAGACCCTATACATTACGAAACTGCTTTAACTAAGTCGCTTAGTAAATTTAGACAACGTAGTGATAACTCAGTAGAAGAAAGCTATTTGTTTATGGATACTGTACCTGATCAAAACGAGTATACATTACCAAATGAAGTAGTAGAAGTTCGTAAGTCATTTCGTAGAAGTATAGGATCACGTCCAAGTACCTCAGCATCAGGAGGCCCAATTTATTCAACTACGCTAATTTCAACAGACTCTCAGCAAGTATTCAACGTAAATTATAATTTAGCAATAGTACAATCTATTGTAGTAACAATTAATGGAACAGTTACTACAGATTATTCTACTGATAATGATGCAAGATCTATTACGTTTAACACAGGATTAACTACTGGAGATGTTGTAAATATAAAACTTTATGACAGCGGCGAAAATGGTGGAGGAAGTTTATTTGATCCTTTCAGTTTAGCATACACAAACGCATACTTACTATCAAGTTCTAACTTAGGAGGACTAGCAACATACGATATGTTTAGTCAGTACCAAGAACTAGTAGGTAGAATGTTTGGATCATTCATTGAATTTAAATGGAATACTACAACTAAAAAATTAACACTATTACAACGTCCTAGAGCAAACGAAACTATTTTATTATATGTTTATAATCATCGTCCTGATAGCGAATTACTTAAAGACTATCTAGCAAGTCAATGGATTAAAGATTATACACTTGCTGGTTGTAAATATATGCTAGGCGAAGCACGTAGTAAATTTGCTACAATCGCAGGACCACAAGGTGGATCAGCACTTAACGGCGATGCTCTTAAACAAGAAGCTGCTGCCGAAATGGAAAAACTTGAATTAGAACTTACAATGCAAGTTGCTGGTGGCGTAGGCTACGGATTCACAATAGGTTAAAACCACCTAAGTTAACGCTAACGATTTTAATTCCTTGTAAATACAATACAACAAGGAGGTCCCACAATGTGCAGTCCATTTGTACGTAAAGAGGCTAACCGTCTTAACTGGATCATCAAAGGTAAACTAATTGATAGATCCTGGAGCGACGAAGAAGTCGAAAAAACCTACGATTCATACTTTAAAAGACTTTGGGGAAATAACGAAAGTTATATTCACGAAACAGGATTTGAACAAGCCTGGAAACAGCGCGAAGCAGAAATCTTTAATGAAGAAATTCAAAAGGTTGCTGTTTTGGGCGGACACTACGATTAACGGTTGACACAATAGCTTATGTAGTATATACTTTAAAGTATATTCAATAAGGAGTTATTTGTGCTACCTAAACTATTAGTTGTTGGACACGGCCGACACGGCAAAGATACTGTATGTGAGATGTTAGAAGCATACGGATATACATTTCAATCATCAAGTAAATTTTGTTCAGAGTTGTTTATTTTTGACGACTTAAAAAATCAGTACGGATATTCTAATGAAGAAGAGTGTTATGCAGATAGGCACAATCATCGTACTGAATGGTATAATATGATACACAACTATTGTAAAGATGATTTAGCAAAACTAGGACGTAACTTATTTGCAGAACACGACATATACTGTGGACTACGTAATAAACGTGAATTCTTTGCAATGCAAAATGAAGAAATATTTGATTATGCTATTTGGGTAGACAGAGCAGATCATTTGCCATTAGAAGATCCTAGTTCAATGAGTATTGAGCAATGGATGTGTAATTACACAATTGACAATAATGGTGATTTACAAAGACTAAAGAAAAACGTACATATACTAATGGAAACACTATTTAAAAATCAGGGACTAAATCTCCCTGCTTCCAGCGGCTACCTTCTTTCTGAAGTACTCGTTGACAGTTAGCACAAATAGTTTTTAAATTACTAGGCCTACAATTAGTTAAATCGCCATCTGTGTGAAACACATTAAACTGTTCAGGATGCTTTGATTTAAACCCACATTTTTCACAATTATCTTTTTTCTGATATCCGGTGCGTTTCCACTTAGGAATTCCGTGTCCAACACCGTTACGTAAACACCTTTCACACAGTGTACGATAGTAGGTTTTACCTTCTTTTTTATAATTAATTGCTGCAGGTCGGTGCCCACATTTACATAATGGTCGCATATTGTATTTACCTCACCTTTTTGGTCCCTTTTTATGGGTGTTTATTACGGTGTTTTATTTTATATAGGCTAAATAATAGTAACGAATGCTCACACTATTAATAGGAGAAATAATATGGCACTAACATCACCAGGCGTACAGGTTAGCGTAGTAGACGAAAGTTTTTACACACCAGCTGAACCGGGTACGGTTCCACTGATATTTGTTGCTTCCGCCGAAAATAAAACTAATGGCGCTGGCACAGGTATTGCTCCAGGTACTACAAAGGCTAAAGCAGGTATACCTTATTTGCTTACTTCGCAGCGCGACCTT